CGCAAACAACAGAGCCAAAACACAGAACCGGGTTTGATAGGAACTATCACATTTGGGAAGAATTTCAAGACGGGTTCAATTATCTTCTTGTTGCTGATGTCGCGAGAGGCGACGGCCAAGACTACTCGGTATTTCATATGATAAAACTTGAAACGATGGAAGTCGTAGCCGAATACCAAGGAAAGCCAAATATCGATATGTTCGCCAATATGCTTAATTCAGTGGGGAGCGAGTTCGGTAATTGTATGATTGTTGTCGAGAACAACAACATAGGATTCAGTGTTTTGGAGAAACTTCTGACGCTAGAATATCCAAACGTATATCACTCAATTAAGTCTACTCACGAATACGTTGAGCAATATGCGGCCGAAGCACACTCAGGCGCCGTCCCTGGATTTACCACCTCATCAAAGACTAGACCACTTATCGTTGCAAAGTTTGAAGAATTTGTTAGAAACAAAGTAATTACATTGTATTCTAGTCGTGTAATAAACGAGATTAGGACTTTTGTTTGGAACAACGGAAGACCTCAAGCAATGAGGGGATACAATGATGACTTGGTTATGAGTTTGGCGATAGGGTGTTGGATCAGGGATACAGTAGTGACTGCATCCAAAAGAGATGTGAAATACACTAAGGCAATGCTAGATAGTATTTTACGAGCTAATACAAAAATAAGCACAGTTATCCCCGGCATGCACGGATACAGAAGAGAAGAAAGTCATGATAAGATGACAGAACAAAAGAGAATACAAGAAGAATTCAGTTGGCTTTACAAAGGATAAATAAATGGAAGAAAACAACAACAACGTTAGAAACTCTGAATCTACACTCTACAAGAGATTAACAAGATTATTCTCTGGGCCGATTGTAAATCGTCGCACACAGTTCTACCGCCAGGAGCGAAGAACCCAACTAGACAAATACAAATTCAAATCTGCCAGTGGACAAAGTTTTAAAAAGGCATCCTATAATCCTTTCGAGGGGATTAATTCAACCGCGATGCAGAGTCAGAATCGCGGCGAGCGATATTCCGACTTTGATCAAATGGAATACACTCCAGAACTAGCGTCTGCTCTTGATATATATGCGGACGAAATGACTACTCATACATCCTTCGAGAACATGTTGACTGTCGCTTGCCCCAACGAAGAGATAAAGGGTGTCTTAGAAACTCTCTATGACAACGTGTTGAATGTCGAATTCAACCTGTTCGGATGGTGCCGCACTATGTGTAAATATGGCGACTTCTTTCTCTATCTCGATATTGACGAAGGTATCGGCGTCAAGAGCGTCGTCGGGCTGCCACCACAAGAGATTGAGAGACTAGAGGGCGAGGATCCTGTTAACCCAAACTATGTCCAGTTTCAGTGGAACAGCGGAGGACTAACCTTTGAAAATTGGCAGATGGCACATTTCCGAATTCTTGGCAACGACAAGTATGCCCCATATGGAACTTCGGTATTAGAACCTGCCAGACGGATCTGGAGGCAGTTAGTTCTTTTGGAAGATGCTATGATGGCATATCGTATTGTTCGGGCACCCGAGCGAAGAGTGTTCTATATTGATGTTGGGTCAATCGCTCCGGAAGATGTCGAGCAATACATGCAAAAAGTTATTACGCAAATGAAACGTAACCAAGTTATTGATGCGGACACTGGTCGGGTAGATTTGAGATATAACCCCATGAGCATTGAGGAAGATTATTTCTTGCCTGTTCGCGGAGCGACAAACAACTCAAGGATTGAAAGTCTTCCAGGGGGAACTTATACTGGCGACATTGATGATGTGAAATATCTAAGAGATAAGTTGTTCTCGGCGATAAAGATCCCACAGTCATACCTTTCCAGGGGAGAGGGTGCTGATGAGGATAAATCAACACTAGCCCAAAAAGACATTCGATTTGCTAGGACGATCCAACGTCTTCAACGAGCGGTTGTCGCAGAGTTAGAGAAGATTGGAGTTATCCATCTATACATTATGGGATTCAGGGGAGACGATCTGATTTCTCACTCTTTGAAACTAAACAACCCATCAAAGCTCGCAGAACTACAAGAACTCGAACAGTGGAGAACTAAGTTTGATGTCGCCTCGGCGGCCACAGAAGGATTCTTCTCTAAGCGATGGGTAGCAGAAAACGTTTTCGGCATGACAGATGAAGAGTTCCTAAGAAACCAGAGAGAGATGTTTAACGATCAGAAGATGCAGGTGTTACTTGATGCTGTCGCTGCCGGCACCGAAGGTGGGGGCGAAGACCTAGGCGGAGGCTTAGGTGGAGACTTAGGTGGAGACTTAGGTGGGGATGACTTAGGCGGAGATGACTTAGGTGGAGATGACTTAGGTGGAGATGACTTAGGCGGAGATGACTTGGGAGGAGATGACTTGGGAGGAGATGAACCGGCAGAGGGTGATCTTCTTGCAGCACCTGCTCGTCGTGGTGACGATGTGAGAACATACGAGAAGGGCACTTACCTTCCCGTAAAGCACGACAAAAGAGCTCTCGGTGCGAACAAGAGAAGCATGCACGGACAATGGAGCAATGAGAAAGGGAAGAACACTCCTAGGAATACGTTCGGCGCCGGAGCCCTTGATATAATGAATTTGACAAAATGTGGTGTTTACGAAGAAGGAAATGATACTTATAGAACTGAAGAAGATAAAGTTTTTGAAGTAAAGGAAAGACATTCGGAGATTAAACTTTTAATAGAACAACTAGAACAAAGAGAGGATGAAAAAAAGGATGAAAAACAAGAAGAACAAACATAATAAGAAAAGAAATACCGCTTTTCTTTACGAGATTCTTGTCCGCGAAATTACGAGAAGCATTGTAAATGAAGATCGCGAGAAGGAACAAATAGCATTGGGGATCTGTAAAGATTTCTTTCGTAAAGGTTCTACACTGAGAGGGGAGAAGGATATATACGACTCTCTTTTATCGCTGGGAGATGTCGATGATTCCGTCGCCGCAAAGATAATGTCGGAGGCAAAAGAAGACTTCGGCAGAATCGATAAAAAAGAAATCTTCAACGAACAAACAAAGGTTGTTAGCAGGATAAACAAGAGCCTCTCTACGGATACATTCGGATTGTTCGTGCAAAACTACAAAGACCTGGCGACAATCGCTCAGATACTGAACAAAGAGCTCCCCGTCAAAGAGAGAGTGCTATTAGAGAACAAGTTCCTTACGAGCAAGAAAGAAGATGCGAGGAAAGAGATGGAACCTACAGATAGTTTAGTTTATAAGATGTTTGTAGAGAACTTCAACAAGAAGTACGGATCTTTGTTGGAGGAGCAAAAAGATCTCGTTACGAGGCATGCTCTTTCTTTTAGCGATAATGGATTTTCCCTCAAGGTGTTTCTCAACGAAGAGTTGACGAGACTAAAGAAAGTAATGGTAGAGGCGAGAGAGTCGGAGCACATAAAAGATGACGAGAATATGAAAACGAAGCTTCACGAGATTTATTCAATATTAGAATCATTCAAGGAAAAGGAAGAAATAGATCAGCAGTCTGTTTCCAAGTTGCTTGAGATTCAGGAGTTAGCAAGAGAGCTGGAGGAGAATGAGTCCAATGCCGATTGAGATTAAAGTAAAGGAAGAAGAAGAGGAAGTCGCAACTCCGGAGAAAATTAACATCATCGTGAAAGAACCTCCTCCGCCAGAGGAAGAAGAACTTCCTTTCAAAATGAAACTGCGCGCCAGAACAGCACTGGATGGCACCATAATGATAACCGATCATTATATTATAGATATTTCTGTATCGCCAGAACTTAAGAAGGTTGTCGTTTTTCCAAAGAGAGCATATAACGATGAGGTATATGCTGCACAGAATAGATTATTCGAGCATTTGTCTAAAGCAGGAATAGTAGATAGGCAAAGCATCCAAGGTGGTGCTGTTCATGGTGCACTTGAAGGTCTAATACTAGAATCAAAAGATGACATTCCAGTTGTGGATTTGACAATAATGTCGATAGGCAAGTTTATTGAAAAAGAAAAACCAGAGTACATTTTCCAGCAGGCGTATGATGATGAGATTGATGATATGTATACAGAGCCAACAGAAGAAGATTCTACACGGTTAGGTAAAGTTCCGCAGGAAGCGGAAAAGGGAAGCATTCAACCATACAACATCAGAAATTATTTGGGTTCGGGGTTTTGATGGAACTATTATATTTCATTCTAGTTTGTTATGGAATGACGCAGATAATTGTTTATGGATCTATCTTTGACAGGGTACGCCCAGATTCAGAATTTTTGCGTGGTTTCGGTAAATTGTTTCACTGTCCACTCTGTATGGGGTTCCATGTAGGTTGGGTTGTTTTCTTGATGTTTTGGTATAGCGGACTTCAAATGTGGAATAACGTCTATTTGGGATGCTTTCTCTACGGATGTTTGAGTTCAGGAACTACTTATATTTTAAGCATGTTGGTTGATGACTACGGTGTAAATGTACGAATCAACAGCGCAGAGGAGGATTAGATGTCTTTGGTTTCCATTAAATGGTTTCTTCCAGTGGTACGTCATTGTTGCAAGGGCAAATGAATCGTGCGGGTTGCGCCCGCATTTTTGGATTGTGCACAATGGAATTTGGAGATGTCTGTGCACTACTTAGTTTGAGGGTAAAAAATGTCTAAAGTTTTATTGAGAGAGTATTATGAATTGTGTCCCGGCGGTGTTTGCCAAGATCTCCTAACTGAGGAAGAGAAGAAGCAAGTCGCCGAGGGTATGGTTATTATGACGGGTATCCTGCAAAAGGCAAACACTAGGAACGGCAATGGCAGAGTGTATCCTGAAGGAGTTCTGCGCAGAGAGATGGATAACTATCAGAAATGCGTGACCGACAACAGAGCACTCGGCGAACTAGACCACCCAGAAGATAGTGTTATTAACCTCAAGAATGCTTCTCACATAGTGACACAGACTTGGTGGGATGGCGACACTGTATTGGGTAAGGTGAAGGTGCTGGATACCCCTAGTGGAAAGATACTCCAAGCACTTATCAAGAACGGTGTCAAACTAGGCATTTCTTCTCGCGGACTCGGCAGTGTTAAAGAAAGTAACGGCGACACCATTGTTGAAGACGACTTTCAGCTGATCTGTTTTGATTTTGTTTCTGAGCCATCTACCCCAGATGCATATATGACGACAAGGGTTATGGAAGGCAAGGAAAACACTTTCTCAAAAGCGGATAGAATAAATCGATTACTAAACGATATAACGAGGAAATAACAATGAATATAACAAAAGGTAAACTGAAATACATTATCAAAGAAGTGATACAAGAATATTACGATGATGACACGGATAGACCGTTTGATGATATGCTGGGTGAGTTTAATAGTATCATGCACAAGTTGGCAACCGAAGTTGCTGTTCATTATAAATCTCGGGGTGCCCCCCGAGGGGCGACTCGCGAAGAGATTCTACAAGTGATAGGTGCCGCCACTGATATTTTCAGAGAAGGATCACCAGATGGTATGGATGTAGAGGATGTTCTGCTCGATGTGTATGACGACAACCAAGGCGAAGGTCCAGAACTTAATATGGCGGATAGGTTTGCAAAGAAGGGCAAGAGAGACTTCGGTGCAAAGCAAGAAGTAGAGGAATAGCAATGAAAAAGAGCGAACTAAAAGAAATCATAAAGTCGGTGGTTGATGAATGGAATACCGAAGAGGTGCATCCCGAGGGATTGGCGACATACACTTATACTGGTTTGCAAAATGATTTAGTTAGAAAGTGTGGTGATTTATTGGAACGAGCGCAGCAAGGCAGATTCACCGGAATCGGCACCGACCAACTTAAGGTTTTAGCAAATATGTGGGTCGCCATGTCTGAGAAGCAAAGAGAAATGGAAGAAAGGTGATATATGAAAAAGAGTGAACTAAAAGAAATGATAAAACCAATAGTTCAAGAATGTATTCAAGAGAGCGTTCAACAGATACTTCTTGAAAGCGGACTTTTATCATCTGTGATATCAGAAGTTATGAAAGGCTTAGATATGCCCGCGATGGTATCGGAAAGCAAAGTGGCACAACCACCCCCCAAGCGATCACCGCCCAAACAAGATAAAGAGATTTCTAACAAACTCGTGGAAACGAGAGAGAAGCTAATGAGTGCCATCGGTAAGGATTCTTATGGTGGTGTCAATGTATTCGAGGGTGTTAAGCCAATGATGGCGGATACTGGTGCCGCCGGAAATCCGCTAAAAGATACAGACCCGAGCGATTCTGGGATTGACATTAGTTCCATCGCGAATGCGAACTGGTCAAAACTAATATAGGAGAATGAAATGACTGTTGTGGTAAACGATAGAGGCGGAGATCCGGAGAAGTTGGTAAGGAGATTTATCAAGAAGGTAAAGAAAGTGGGTATAATTGAGGAAGTTATTAGCAGAAGGTATTATGTGAAACCTTCCGTGAAAAAGAGGCTCGCTAAGAAAAGGCAGATAGCTGAATATAAAAAGCGCAAAGCGAAAGAAAAAGACGCTAATTAGTAATGAATAAGACTATTTATTTTTGGAGTATAATATTATGAGCACACCAGTAACTTACAGAAACGGCATCGGGAACCAGGCGGCATATGCG